GAACGGTGATGGTGGTTCAGGCGCAGTTCCTTCGGCAATGGCTTTGTCGCGCAAAGCAAGTTGGTCGCGCATCCTAATCGCCATGGTGACGCGAGGAGCAAGAGAGACTCCCTGAGAGTCCGTCCATTCTCCGCTTGCGGAACGCTGAATGTGACCGAAACCTTCTACATACCTTGATGAAGCGCTTGAACCAGTTGAGAATCTACCCAATTCGTCATGGTTTGGATTAAACTTTTGTACAGTATTAAGCCTTTTCAAAACATCCAATCGTACTTTTGAGGCTGTTGTTTGCACATTGCGATGGTAGCCCTAAACCCCCACCACCAAAGACTAGACGGTGCTTAATCGTTTGTCAACAAATCCGAATCTTCTTCCTCAAAAAGTTCCAGTAATCCTTCAATGGCATCATCCATTTCGTCAAAAGTAGGAATGGTCACGATGAAATCTCCTTAACAAGTGTTTGCACGGTATCTGCGTCTATTATCATGTCGTAAGTAGAGTTTTCTTTAAGTTTAGCATTTTTGACTCGCTTAAAACCCTGAGATTTCCAAAATGATTCTGCGGTGTTTAGTGCTTCTATTTTTATTTTTCCCGTTCCTGTTCGTGCCGCTATTTTTAGTGCCTCACCAAACATTGCGGTACCAACACCCTTAACAACCCTCAATGAGCCAGCAGAAGGTATTTCTCCTTCTTGTAAATGTTTGAATCCTTCAAGGAAAGAATCAGGAGCAAATCTCATAGCACCAACTATGGCTTTGCCTTTTTCAACCAAAATAATGAACTGACCAACGGGATCAGGATTACGGTAGTTGTATTCTGTGTCCTCAAAATAGACGCTACTCTTCATTAAGTTGACCGCCTCAGAAAACCATCTCTCTTGGGTAAAGGGGGCAAAGTTTTTGCTTTTGCGTATTATTGTGGCTGATTTTTCAATTGAGTTTGTTAATCTTTGTGATAATTCTGTATCTCTTTTTGTTATCTCCATCACACGAACAGTCAAACCCGCTTTTTTGAGCGATTCGTTGGCTTCAAGAATGGATTGAGCAACAGGGCTTTTATTGCTTTGACCCTTTTTGTCATCTTCTTTTTTCTGATGGTTTTTCCAGCGTTGATTAGCGGCGAACCGACCTGCTTCCGATCTGTCACCACCAAACGAAACCTTAGAAAGTTTTTCGGCAACCAACAACATAAACACATCATCTTTCAACTTGGACTTCTCAAGCGCAGACAAACCTTTAGATTTCAACATTTTTACCAAATCCTGTTGACGCGCAGCCTCTATAATCGCATGGCGAATATCGTCAGGAGCAACAGGAAACCAAGCCATCCCCGCATACGAAGCCAACTTCGTGCGCCGAGCAAGGGGCTCAGAAGGAATCAACATTGCCCGTTCAAAATCGGCAAGATTCTTAACCGAAGGAAAATCAAAACTAGATGCCTTAACCCAATCGCTATTGCGAAGTGAGTTATCCATAACAATTCTTTGTCTCACGAGTATTGATCCTTTTCGCCATACAAAGCCGTATAGTTGACAGCGCTTTCGGTTGCACCCGAAGAAGTCCCCGCCTTAGCGTCTATTCTTCCGCCCAACAAAACCATTTCATATTCATTAGCGCAGCCAATTCCCGTAAAAGGTGTCGCAAAAACCCTTGAAACTGGAACCCGTGTTCTAAAAACTACACCTTCGGGTTGAATGTAATGAGATTGCACACCCGCAAAATCATCGGCGACACTACCGCTAATTGACCAAGATGAAAGTGGACGAAGCGGCGACCAAACCTCCATATTTCCTTCATTTGGAACATCATTATCTAAAGTTTTGCTTCTTTGATGATCTTGATTGTAACTATTTAATTGTTCCCTTACGGATAACATTGCCGCGCCTCGCAAAACCTCTACTGTTTTAATTCCTTTACTCTTGAAATATGATTGAGTGTTGGCATATTGCGCTCTAAGAAAACTAGTTAAAACTTTTTCTACAGCGGGATTTTTTAATAATTCTTTTGCTTCTAAATCGGGTTCTTCCGCGGCAAAACTATCTTCGGATTCCATTTCTTGTGTTTCCAAAACACCAACTAACCCAAAAACTTTTTCAACTGCTCGTTGAACTAAAAGACTGTCTCGTTGACTATCGTTTGAAGAACCAGCCCATTGATCCACAAAATGTTGAACAAATCTTTGTTTATCCACAATTACAGCGAGATGATTTGGGAGATTGCTTGCGGTACCAAATAACGCTAAACAAGCCTCCGAAACATCTTCTTCAGAAACATCCGTCATACCATCAATAATTCCTTTAACAGCAATTTTTTTTAACAATTGCGCTGGTTCAGACTCAGAGGATTGCTCTAAGGCAAAAAAAATGTCCGATTGAAACATTTTGTTAAGTTCAGAACTTGAAGCATCTTCTGAATACTTTTCTCCGTCTGAATCCAAATCGGTGCCAGTAAAACCAACACTCGTTTCCAACTTTTTTTGACCCTGCCATCTTTGATTTGCGGCATATCTGCCTGCTTCTGATCTGTCCCCACCAAAAGAAACTTTCAACATTTGAACATCGTCAGAGAGATAAGCCAACGGGTCTTGGTCTAAAACCATCGTGAAATAATAGAAATCAGCCTTTTGTTTTGGTGAAAAAGTTTGTACAAGAGATGCTAATTGCCGTGACTGAGTAGGTGTCATTTTGTTTTTTTGCTTTCTTCAACAGCAAGCATAGACCTATCAAAAATTAAAATTACATTAGATTCAATCGCTGCCCCAACATCGGCAACAAATGACCCCGAAAGTCTCAAGTTCATTCTTGCCCCCCTCACTCCTTTAGCGGCTAACACTCTTCCTATGTCATCGTCACCAAAAAACGCTCTTGAAGGTTTTTTGAAACTATCCTGATGTTTTATTACCTCATTTTTTAATTCGTTTCGTTCCATCAACACATTGGGCGGAATCGCCACTTTGATTACCGTTCCGTTTGTTTCGCTCTCATTTTCGGCAAAAGTTTGAGCCACTTCTTTGTCTGTCGCAAAATATGTTCCGTTGCCGTGAACCCCATGACCCCCAAAATACTTGCCTGTTCTAAACTCCTCCGCTAAATCTTCGGCGTTCAAGGTCGTTTGTCTGTTTGGGGTAGCAATAAATATGGTGCTAATCCCCCGATAAGCAATAGTCCAACCTTCTTTTTCTAATCGTGTCATTTCCTCAGATGAAACCACCTTTGGTAAACCCGAAAAACCTTGTTTGTCCGCAATTATTTCTAATCTAGTGTCAGAAAAATAGTCGGTTTGATTTTCACCTTCTCTTTTCTGTATTTCTTTGTAACCTTCCGACTTCAAGTATTCATTAGGGTCTTTACCAAAAAAAAGCCCTAACTCTTTTGAAATGTCTTTTGCTCTAGGACTTATAGCCTCTGAACGACCCTGCCATCGCATGTTTGCCGCGTATCTACCTGCTTCGCTCCGATCACCACCAAACGAAACTTTGAAAACTTTTGCGCGAATAGTTTGCTGAACTACCCGTTGTTTTCCTGTACGAATCTTTCCCAAACTTGGGATGCGAACTCCTCTATCTCCTGATCTGTCATCTCCGCCAAAGGCTTTGGAGGTTTTGCTAGATGCAAGGGTTGGTTCGGTTGTTCTGTCACCTGTTCCTCCTGTGTTGATTTCTTCCTGATTTTTGACATCCCAAATAGCCTGTTGGTTTCTTTCCCGACCAGCCTTGGTCGCCTTACTACGAGTTTTGATCCTATCAACTACATCCAAACTGATTTCTTTTTTATCTTTGTTCCACCAAAGTCCTAAATACTGATCTTTGCCGAACACCAATTTTTTTGCTTTCAAATAGGCGCTTAACGCGGCTTTACCCTTCTTCGCATCAAAGAAATCTTCTTCTTTGACTTCTAAGTTTTGACCTTGTTGAGCCACCATAAAGCCGTCAGTTGGTTCTTCGCCAGTCAGAATCTTAACTGACAGCCCGCCGTTTGCTTTGACACGGGCGATGATTGAGTCTGCTACCGCGGATGACACACCGCCTGTGGTGAACCTTCCCAACTCGTCATGGTAAGGATTGAACTTCGCTACTTGATCGCGAACAGACTTACGAATCGTTGCTTCCCACTTCGCATCAACAATCATCAGAAACCAGCATCATTCAACAACGCTTCATCCGCAATACGAGAAGCCTGTTGCTCCTCAAACGAAACCAAAGTCAACAACGACATAGAACAACGGCAAGACGGATGCGCTGGAGGACAAATCTCACCATTAGAAAACACCGCCGTTACAGGAACCTGCTGACCAGCCAAATCCATACAAATCGCGCAAACCTCAACACCCTTCCAACCATCAGGACCGACAACCCACTCTTTCCTCGCGTCAGTTAAATCCAAAAACCCTTGATCCGAAGCCTGATACCAGCCCAACAAAGTCCCAATGTTCTGTGAAGCCAAAATCTCTGTACGAGCAATGTTCAACGAACGCGCCCTAATCAACTGATCCCGATACTTCAACGATGCTTCTTCCGCTTTCTGAATCGCCGAATCAACACTCATGGTGCGACTCAACCTTCCCACCTCTTTGTTGTAATAGTTATCCACCGCTCGTTGCCAACGATCATGCAAACCAACCACCCGCTGAATCTCTTTCGCAGCGCGAGGCACACCGCCACCGCTAGACAACACCCGCGAAATGATCCCGCGAACAGCCGTCAACGCCTCAGCCTGAATCTGAGCAATCATTGTCCCTGCTCGTTCCTCAGCCCATGCGATAGCACGAGGGTCTTTAGCATCAAAGGACATCTTGCCGTAAATGCCCGCAGGAAGCCTCTGTATGGCTCTCCTAGCCTCCAAAAGCACCTGTTCCGCAGTTCCATCGCTCACATCTCTTAAAGACTGCCGTAGCGCCTCCACCGCTTGTGTGGCAAAGACTTCTTGAAACAGTCGCAAGTCCAGTGTTCCAGTTCGGTTCTGTTGTGCCAATAACTGTTGCGCCCGCGTGACCGCTGCCGACATACCTGTGATTGCGCTTTGATACAAATCTTGCAAAGCGGTAATGTCCGCCAGTAACGCAGGATCAGTGATCTCACCGCTTGCTTTTTCTAAATCCTCAAGTTCAATATCGTGGTTAGAAGCGCCCGAATGAACATGCTTCGGCGAACTCGTGCGCGTAACAAACGGCATGATTACGGTTTCGCATTAGTTTTGCCGCCGATTGACTCAAAGAGGTTCGGCGCAGGAGCAGGTTGTTCAGGTGCAGGAGCGCCCGCAGGTGCAGGTGCGCCAGTGGGAGGCATCTGCCCCATACCCATCGGTGGAACGCCCGCCTCTTCGCTTCGTTTCGGCAAGTTAGCCAAACCGCGTAGATAGTTGTCCATGTCAATGTCAGGAGCCATCGCACCTGCCGCAGACATCTTGGAGATGAAGTCGCCGAGGACACCCAAGTCAACATGAGTGATTTCGCCTGCTTTAATCTTCGGGCAAGTTGTCGCGTCCATACCGTTCAATTTGAACAGGCGAGGAATCGCATGAGTATTAAACACATCTGCAATGGAATCGGCGATCTGCTGAATCGCTGAAGTAAACAAGTCAATCTTTGAAGCGCCCAACGCGAACGAGCCGACCTTCTCATGTCCTAACAGAATGAAGTCTGCCAAAACCACCATGGCGATCCGCTGATCGTAACGGGCAATGATCGCGTCAGTGTTGAAGTTGCGGGTACCACCCGATGAAAGCAAAGTCAACTTGTACAGTTCGCGACCCTGTTCGTCATAAGCAAGCGGGAACAAGATGCCTTCGTTTTCGTTTCGCTTAATGCCACGGATCAAGTCCTGCATAGCGTTACGAGCCGACACTTCGGCTGTAGTGGCGTTGGAGGAAAGCATTGATGGTGGCACATAGGCGACAGGCAAACCTGCCAAGTCACGCTCAATACCGACAGCCTCAATTTCCTCAATCGTCTTTTTGAAGAACCACGGGCGGTAAGCGTTACGCAAAATTGAGCGACCTTCAGGGTTGTTACGCGCAGTTACCGTGCGAAACAGCAACGATTTCTCAATCGGAATAAAGACAACACCTTTAGGAACCGAAGGATCGGATTGACGCATGCCCGTGATAGAACCATTTTCGTCAAACTGCCAATCCCACAAAGTTTCCTGTGAACGCAAAGCAATTTTACGCCAACCAATCTTCCCGTCCGAAAACTTTGAACGGCGCGTAGGGTCTTTCGTGTCGCTTGTTTTGCGTTTCTTATACACAATCTCGGTGTATGCAAATCCGAACACGAGGAAAGAAAGAACTTGTGACAGCATTGCCGACCAAGTTTCCGACATGTCATCCATGCACTCTTGAACAAAATCTGCGTTCTTTTGATCCGCTTTTTTGATGTTGTCTTTGTCGCTTTTGGTGTACGGCTCCACTTTCCAGTCAATACCGAGAATCAGTCGCTCAATAGCGAACAGCATTGCGCCCACAACAGCATCATTGTCGGACATTTCGCGCCAAACGCGAGCGCCCTGAACGCCACGGAGATTGGCAATGAAGTCATCAATGACGAACCCTGAAGTTCGTTGAAGTCCTGACGAACCAATTTCTTGAAAGTCGGGTTGAGGTGCCATTG